CGTGCCTTCGGCGTTGATGATGGTGGTGTCGCCAATTTTGACGGTCAGCGTGGTGCTGGCACCCAGCGCGCCGCTGATGAGGGTGGCGCCAACCACTTTCAGGTTGGGCTCCACCTTGTCACCAAACGCGATGACGTCGCCTGACGGCACAGCCGCCAGCTTGGCCACCAGGGTCGGGGAGATAGAGAGGTTGCCGAACGAACCAACAAACCAGCGGTAAGCTCGGGCGATCAGGGTAGTTTTGGCCATGACATGGCTCCTTATCTGGTCAGATATCAACAGGAGGGGGTATCAACCCCCTCGCTCTGGTGGGTGGATTAGCGCGCGACGGCGCTGACGGCGGTATCCAGCACCATGCAACCATGGTCCTGAATGTTGCCGTTACGCTGCTTGAAGCGGATCTTCTGCAGGCCGGATACCCAGCTGATGGAGATCTCGGTACTGTTGCCGTGGTCGGTTTTCTCTTCGTGCATGCCGAAGGAGCCGCCCTGCTCGCCAGAGCCGAAGGCGTTAGCCAGCGCCTGACCACCCAGCAGCACGGCGCGGTCGATGGTGGTGCCTGCTACCTTGTCCACTTCCACGCCGGTCGCGGAGTTGGCGGCGCACACCTTGACGGTGCTGCCTTGGTTGAAGCGGATCGGCATGCCCTTGTAGGGCTTGACCAGGATGCCGCGCCACATCGCCCCTTCACCCCGGAAGATGGGGTGGTTCCAGCCCTTACTGCGCTCCATGGCGGCAGCCAGCATCGCCTGCCAATCCTTGCCGGAGGTGGAGGTGTAGAAGTCGTGCCACTGGCGCGGGGTGACATAGAGCACGTAGAGCGGCTCGCCACCGGACGGATCCGCCACCATGCGGATCGGCTGGATGGGGTTGGCCATCTCGGACAGGAACAGCGACATGTTGTCCACGCAGCCCAGATTGAAGCGGTCAGCCGCGTCGATAGCTTCGAAGCTGGTCGCATCACCACCGAAGAAGTGGCGCTCGTAGGTGGGCGCAGTCAGCGGGTTGATCATGATATCGGCAAATTCCGGGTCATCCGCCAGCGGCAGGATGATATCGGTCGCGTAGTAGTCGCCGCGGGCGCCGGCCAGCTGGGCAAAGCCGCGCTGATCAACCAGTCGGCCGTAGTAACCATCAGCAAGCAGCGTGCGGGCGGTCTTGATCAGGTCGTGCTTGGTGCGCTGCTGGCTCATCTTGCCGCCAGCATCCACGCCGTGACGGGTCTGGTTGATTTTGAGCGCGAAGTCAGCAAAGGACAGGGACTCCAGGCGGCCATCCAGCTTCTGATCGCCCATGCTCGGGCGACCGGAGAGCTGATGGAACAGCTGCATATCCACGGAATCGCCGCGCTGCTTGGTCAGGTCGGTGATGCGAACTACCGGCGCACCTGCACTGGTCTGCTTGCCGCCGTTGACCTTGGCGCCCTTGGGGGCCTCTTCGGTCAGCATGTTCACCAGCGAGTGGGAACGGTTGGCCGCCGTAAACAGTGCGGCCTGCAAAATCTTGTTGGCTTGCGCCGAGGTGACTTGGGTCATGGTCCTCTCCTACATGAAAACAAAAACCCCGACACAGTGGTCGGGGTTGGCTTATTGAAATGGGTGGTGGGTTAGTACCCGGCCTGCTCCAGCAGCGCCTCCATTTGGGCGTCCGTCATGGCGCCCATCTCGCCGATAAGCTCGGTCTGAGACATGGTGCCGAAGCGCTCCACACCAGTGGGGGCTGCATGATGGGTCTGGCCGAGAGCCGAGGGGCTGGACGGGATAAAGTCGGTAGGTTTCTCCGCCTCCTTGCTGGGGGCCTTGGCGGGAGGGATGACCTCATCACCAAAGGCCAGCTTGGTGCGGCGCGCCGCCTCTGCGAATCGCTCATCCAGCGACTTGCCTTGCCACGCGGGATCAGCCTGGAGCTTCTCATCGACGATGATGGCGAAGTCGAAACGGTCCTGGTCCTTTTCCCGCCAGCTCACCAGATCAGGTACCGCCTGCAGTGCGGCCTGTACCGGGTTGATAGCGGGTTGGGCGGGCTGCTCCAACTTCTGCAACTTGCGGGCGATGGCCGCCAGCGGTTTGCCAAGGTCGGGGTAGTCCTGGGCCAGTTCCTCAATAGCAGCGACATCGATGCTATCGGGATCGCTGGTGTCCAGCTCAATGCCGTTCTGCTCTAACACGGCGGCCAGCTTGTCCCGTTCGGCTTGGGCCTGCTGCGACTGAGCCAGCTGCTCACGCAGTTGCTTGGCTTCATTGCGTGCCTGCTCCAGCACTTCATACGGGATGGTGTGTTGACCGCTCTTGGCCAGGATCACCTTCTCAGGCTCCGCGACCCCTTCACCGCCCTGCTCGGTACTGCCCTGTTCGTTACCGGCTGCCACCTCGCCCGCCGACGGCGCGGGTTGTACGTCCGTTTGCTCGGTGCCAGTGCCATCATCCAGCTCGCCATCGGGCTCACGCTCGATCGCTTCCAGCATGGCTTCCAGTTCGTCCAGGCTCTCAGTGCCGGTCAGGTTGTCGATGTTCTTATCCATGGTTGTCCTCGTGGGTTTTCAGTGGGTGGTATCGCTGCCCAAGCGGGGGAAGGCTCTCGGTGAAAGCGCTCCCCGGCTGGGGCTGGGCACAAAAAAGCCCGCACAAGGCGGGCAAGGGCTGTCGTCTATCGCTAGTGATTCGTTGCTGCGTCAATGCGCTCATTCAGCGCGGCCAGATATTCACGCATCGCGACAAGCTGGCGCTTCATGCGGTTCTGCTCCTGATGAGGGAGCTGCTTGAATGTTTCGCTCGGAATAAAGGTTTCCAGCTTGCCGGTGCGCTCTGCCAGCTGTTCTTGCTCCATGTGCATGCGCTCGACGTGGCTTGGTTTTGGGCTTCCGCCATCAACACCGCGCACCTTGTCCACGTTGAGGGCACCTGACATCTGGCAGGCGCCGCTCACCAACAGCACAGGTTTCTCGAGGTGACACTTGAGCCGCCAGCCTTCCAGCTTCCACAGCTCTTGACGGGCCTTGGCTTCGGCATCCTTGATGGCGTACTTGGCGCCAAGCTCTGCATTGAAGTTGGCCGGGTCGGCGCAGGCGGTCATGCCGATGGCAAGGGTGAAGCCGTTGGCAGCAATGGCGGTGGCCAGCGTGGTTGTGGTGCCAGGCACAACCTGCACCTCATAGCGAACGCCACGCATCAGCGCATCGATCTGGTCAGGGGTCACACGCGGCGCTGTCAGCCCGAGAGTCTGGATCTCGCGCTCCATTTCGGCATCAATGTGTTGCTGGTCGGTCACGGCCCGCTCCAAATAAAAAACCCGGCACAGTGGCCGGGTCTGGAAATGAAAAAGGCCCAATCTCGAGAGACTGGGCCATGTTGGGGAAATCGTAACGCTGGCAGGTCAGGAAAGCAACTATCAGAGCGCGATCGCGTCTATCTGCTGCTGAATGGTGTCCAACAGCTGGGCCTGCAGGGCTGCCTGCTCGGTCTGCATCGCCTGCTGCTGGGCTGCCAGTTGCTCCATCTCCTGCAACGTCTTGCCGGTCTGGGCCTGCTTGAGGGCGTCCTCAAACCGGATGGAGTCGGTCAGCTTGGTGATGCGCTGGGCCTCTGCCTGCCACTTGGCGGCCTTGCCCTCCAGCTCGGCCAGCTTGGCCTGCATCTCGCGCATGGCCAGCTCCTGCTGCATCTGAGCCTGCTGGGCTTGCTGCTCGGCGGCTGCGCGTTCCTCGTCGCTCATCTCGTCCGGGTCTTTCGGGATGTTCAGGGCATTGCGGATCCGCTCCACGAACTCTGCCTTGCGCGGCACATCCATCAGCTCGACCAGCAGGTCAAAGCATGCTGCTGCAGCTTCTGGCGGTAACTGGGCCATAGCCTGGGTCATCCGCTCGGCCAGTTGTTGCTTGTAGGCGGCAGTCTGCTGGATCGGCGCCAGTGCGATATGGGCCCGCAGCCGGGTCACATCATTGGTGAGTTTGCCATCCTCCTGCTCCACGTTGACCACCACGGCTTTGCGGCGGCGGGGGTCATCCCGGTTCACGGTCACCTTGTAGTTGCGCTTGCTGGCCATGTCTTCCAGCAGGTACGCCAGCGCCAACTGCCCCACTTGCTGGCAGCCCATCCGGTAGTTGTCGTTGATCTCGGAAAGCGTGGTCGCCCCCTGCTCCACCAGGTTGCTGATAGCCACGCCG